TCATCATTAGTCTTAGATATGACATTTAATTCAAAGTCTATATTATATGGTACAGGAGTGTACTGTCTCCTCACAGTATCCTTATCGCCCGTTTGCAAATTCATTGTGATGGGAGCAAGTTTCCTAGCACTATCATATGATATCCCTGTCATCTCAAATGATAAACGGGGAACTGTGATCGCAACCTTTTGGTTTAGATCTGCCTGTTGTTCTAGTCTTGCTAAAAATTTCTGTCGAGGACCGTACGCTAGAGGTACTTTCAACCTACTGTATATGGTTCCGTCTGTTTTTTCCTTTCGGCATTCTATGTTATTGAAGAGTGTTCCAAATCCTATGACGCACTTTCTAATAATCTTGTTGTATGTGTATGCACCTAACATTATAAGTTACCTGCTATTCCAAATGGGTTTCCTTCACTGAAGTCCATGATATCATCGCCAGCTGTCTCAAAAGTAACAGCTTCAGAGTATTTAGGATCTGCAGTTGCCATCTCGTCCCTACTATCTAGCACAATTGTAGCCCCAGACTCTGAACCAACTATAGATTCACCTATTGTAAACGTACCAGTTGGGGACTTCAGTTTAACCCAACCTTCATTTGCATCCCACTCTACTAGGTTTGCAGTAGTTCCTGTAGTGCTGCCAGTGACTGTTTCAGGTACAGTGAATGCTCCTGATATTCCAACTGGTGCAGCAGAGAACGTTGCAGTAGCAGATGTATATCCAGTACCACCGTTATCAATATCAACTAATCTAACACTCTTATACCCTGAACCACCATTGACTATATTCAATGAAGTCAATACACCATTGGTAAAAGTAGGGAGTATAGTTGCAAATCTACCAGGACTATCTGGGGAACTAACAACTAGAGTTACTCTATCCTCATCATAGTTTGCACCACCATCTACAATCTGTACAGATCTAATCTCACCCTCTTTAACTGTTGCTCTGATAATAGCGGATGCTGTTGGTGATCCACCACTCAAAGTAATGTTAGCAAGATATGCTGTTGCTGTTGCACCACTACCATCTCCACCGATAGTAACTGTAGGTGCTTCGTTATACTTAGATCCGTTTTGATCAATGTAGACTTGATCTATAACTCCACTTAGTAATGTTGGAGTTCCAGTAGCAGTAGTACCATTGATAGGCAAGTAGTAATGCTTGACAGTGTAACCGTAATCGACAAGATCCTCGTCGCTGTCAAAGACATCTCCTTGCTCGTCACTGTACTCGAATAGTTCTGCTTTAAGTTTATAGACATAACCTTTACCTAACTGGTAGAATGGTTCTTCATGCTCTACAAATTTTATCTCAAAGTAATTGCTTGTTAGTGGGAAATATATTAGATCACCTTCTTGTGGTCTCTCAGGTGCTTTGTAATCTGGATCTAGTAAAAGGAATTGGGATATAAGATCTGAAAATCTCTGAGCAGAGATAACCATAGTTATTTCATCTGCCTGTGCTACACCAAACTTAGTAAGTAAATCACCTGCACCTTGGAACCCATCAGGGTTTTCTAGATATGCTTCTATAATATATGCATCATTAAACTCACCAATAACTTCCTCATTAAAGACACCATCAGTCTGCATGATCTCTCTAGGGCAATAGAGTATATCCATCCCAAACATTTTGAGATGCTCTTCTACTAAATTCTGTAATAAGAACTGTTCGTTCCTAGTACCATGTGTGAAGTAAGTGGATCTTGCCATTAGCCAATCATATCCATAGGCATAGTCTCATAGACTGTGAGCATTTCTTCTTCTAACTTTGCTACTTTCTCTTTGCCTTCGTTGTATATAAACTCTCCGTTCATAGTAATTCCACCTGGTAACTGTGCTCCTTGGAACTTGATTAGGTTAGCACCCCACTGTCTTTGAACCAATGCAGACACATATCTCTTCATCCATATGTCATTATACACATCAGTATCTGCGGTAGGATCTACAGCACGATAGCATTCTAGAACTAAGAAATCATCTTCTTTAACATCAGTCTTCCAGTCTAGATCCAAGTAAAGTTTGTTTCCTCTCAACTGGAACCTAGTTTGTTTCTGTCCTTCTAGTAAGAAATATATGTCTTCCAATCTACGGTTGACCATCTCATAGGTCAAAATTTCTGTGTTCGTTAAATCCCAGAGGTCATTCAATCTCCACTGATACCTTACGTCAAATAGGTTTGTTACGTTCTTAGATACAAATGGGAATACCTTAATGACACTAGTGATATGATCTGGCATCTTAACAAAATTATTCTGCTCTAGGTAAGAGACTGGTAATGCATTAGAAGTACCAGATGCAATACTAGTAGTGGTATCAGTAGTCATGTTGGTAATCATGTCTGCAGTCCACTTAATTTTTACGTGGGTTCTGATGTAACCATCACTATTTCTTTCATTGTAAAACTGGATAGCATCATCTACTAGATCATCTATCTGATCATCTTCTATGTTTATTTCTAGGACTGGAGCACCATTTTGACGTAGTGCGTAATCTATAAGTCCCTGCCTTGTTGAAGCTTTAGCCATGTTAGGTAGGATTAACGTTGAATCTAATTCTTACATAATATGTAGTATTAGAACTGAGGTTTACAGCACCTGGTAGTGTGTATTGTGTTAAGTTTGTTGAGTTGCCAAGAGATTGGTGAACGATTGTGCTGAATGCAGACGTAGTAGCAAACTGCCAATCACTAGATGAATGCTGATAACCACTCTTCAATTGGATTGGATCAACATTGATTGTTGGGTTGAATGCTGGTGTGATAGTCTGAATGTCTGGTTGATCTACAAATGGTGTTGTGAAAGTGACTGCTGCTGTATAAGCACTTTCTAGACCAGAGTTATCTCTGAACTTAACCTGTACAGAGTATGCTTTATCAAACTCAAGTGTGCCACTTGGTACAGTTAATGATGTTAAATTACCAGTATCACCACCAGCAAATGTCTGAACTGTATCATACACTGTCACGTTATCTACAACTCTTCTAATTCTCCAGAAACTAGAGAAGTGAGTTGATCCTGCATACTCAGAAACAAATGCTGCTGTGCTGATGACAGGTTGTCTTGAAAGAGTCTTAGTTGTATCTGGATCAATGAATGGACTTACTGATGCAGGTGCTGATACAAATTCTGATTCATTGACTGTTAGTGTTGCAGCACTAGAAGTAACAGTGGTAGCAGCTGCGTTAGTTAATACACAACGGAATTGTTCTGATGGTGATGTTGGATATGTTGTTGCAGGTGTTGTGTAAGTTGCTGCATTTGCACCATTGACAGCATTAAATGAAACTGCATTGTCAGTAGATTTCTGCCACTGGTATGAGATTACATCACTAGTAATCTGTGCTCCAATATTAAATGTTGCAGTGCCACCCTCAATAACAGCCTGTGACTGTGGTTGAGTTTGAATTGTTATGACACGTAAAACAGTTAATACTGCAAAGTTAGAAGTTATATCTGCAGCAGAACCAACAAGAGATGTTACACAACGATAACGATCACTGCCATCATTAGCATATACTAAGGTTGGAGTTGTATATGATGCACTGGTTGCCCCACCTACAGTCACATAGTTTACTCCACCATCATCAGATCTTTCCCACTGGTAGGTTGTAGTTCCACTACTTGTAGATGTGGTTACTGCAAAGGTTGCAGTTCCACCTTCATTAGCAGTAGCGTTTGATGGTTGTGCTGTAATAGAGAATGTTCTTTGAACTGTTAAGGTAACAGCATTGGTTGTTGCAGGAGTTGAAGCACCCACTGCACTGATCACACAACGATACTGATCGTTATGATCTACAGCATATGTTGTCGCTGCAGTTGTATATGAAGCAGAGGTTGCTCCACCAACTGATGCCCAAGCACCACCACCATCATCAGATTTCTCCCACTGATATGTGACGCTAGGTTCATGAGCAGATTGACCACCTGCAGAACCTCCACCTCCACCACTAGGCGTATCAAACTGATCTACCTCGAATGAAGATTGTGCAGCGTTACCACCAACAGGTGACATAGTAACTCCACCAAGTGTTGTGAATGTTGCTGTTTGAGTTTCCTCAACTGTTGCATCAGATGGTTGTGATGATACTACTACCGCAACGGTTTCTATTTGTAATGTAGCAGCATTAGATGGAACCTGCGTTGCACCTGCTGCTGAAAGTAAACAACGATATTGATACCCGTCTTCTGTTGTAGTTAATGTAGCAGTAGTATATGTTGCTGTTGTACCACCAGTTCCTGTGGATACATTAGACCATGAAGCACCAGAAGTTATTGATACTTGCCACTGGTATGTGATGTCACCTGCATCATTATCAGATGTAGTAGCAGTAACACCGAAACTTTCTGTACCACCTACAGCACCAGTTGTATTAGTTGGTTGTGCAGTTATACTAATACTTCTTTGTACTAAGTTTTGAGCAACACTACTAATTACGTTTGATGCTCCTGAACATGAGAGTACACAACGATAGTAGTCGCCAAAGTCAGCGTCATATGTTGTAGCATCTGTAGTATATGATGCACTGGTTGCTCCAGTTATAGGAGTGTAAGTTACTCCATCTCCACTCTCAGATTTCTCCCAAGCATATGAGACAACTGCAGAATCTGCAGTACTAGCAGCAACTGTAAAGGTAGCAGCAGCTGGTGCCATAGGTTGTTGATTAGTTGGTTGATTGCTTATAGTAATAACTCTGAATACTGTTAGAACAACTGCATTAGTATAAGATGGTGCAACAGAAGTACTAGTTTCCATCTTACAACGGAACTGATAAGTATTCTTTAAAAAGTCATCATCAACAGTTAGAGTGTTAGTAGTTGCTCCACTATATCCACCACTGTTAGCAACGTTAGACCAACCTGCTCCACCGTTACTTGAGAACTCCCATTGGAATAGGATTGTAGATCCATCAGAACTAATACCTGATACAGGACCGAAGGTAGCAGTGTTTCCAGAACCCGCTTCAACACTCGTTGCAGTTGGTTGCTGTGTGATTGTAACTAGAACACCAGTTCCAGTTGTTGTAAAGTTATATGATTGTGCGTTTCCTGTAGTGTTCTCAGTTACAGTGAAGTTGAATGATGTGTCAAGATAATCTGCTGTAACTGTTCCACTTAAAATACCTGTTGCAGTATCTAATCCTAGTCCAGACGCTGCAATACTATCTCCACTGAGAGTATATGCTTCAAACGTTGGTTCTGATGCAAAGGTTGTACCAGTCAAACCTAAGTCAATACTTACAGAAGCACCATTAGCAAATGGACCACCAATACTACCTGCACCAGTTGCCCAAGTTACATTGGTATCAACAAAGGGGAAGAATGCACCACGCTTAGTGGTTAGTGAAGGACCTGTTCCTGAATAGTCAAAGTCAACACCACTATCTAATGGATAGTAAACTACATTAGTATATGTACCAGTACCTGCAGCTTCCTGTGTGTCGGTTTGAGATCTTAAAGTTACTGATCTAGAAACAACACCATCAATACTTTCATGTGTTTTACTTTCAGGATCTACAAGTGCAAGATAGTTTCCAGTACCACCACCAGTTGTACCAGCTGTAGCATTAGTTGTGTTCTGAACCGTGATAGTATTATTGACAGCATTCTCTGCCTGAATAGTTAACCATCCACTTTGTGCTAATCCAGATACATCTATACCACCAACGGTAACTCCACCACTACCACCAGGTGCAGATGAAACTGTGATAGTTCCATTCATTCCATTGTGTGCAGAGCATTGATAGTAGTATGTTCCTACTGTATTTGGTACCCATGATACTGTTGTGGTTCCTGTAGATCCTTGTCCAGTAGCAGTTGGTGTGGATACTTGATTACCAGTTCCAGTTCCTTGTACACTCTTGATATAGAATGGATGAGAACCACTGACAGATGATAGATTGAAATTAATAGTATCCCCAACATAGACAGTGACACCTGCATTGTTACCACTAACAGCACCATTTCTATCAGTTCCACTTAGGGTGTAGTATGACGAACTAGGTGCAGTCGTTGTTATATTAAATGTTGAAGCAGCAGTTCCACCAGCACCTGCAGTAGATCCAGTTGCTCTTAACTGACATTTTTTACCTACGTTACCTATGAAGTGTGAGTTGTCTGCAGGATCAAACTTAACTACAAGGAATGAGGATCCAGCTAAAGTTTCATATGGGTTGTCTATAAGTCTTTTATCATCAATACTATTAGTAGGATAGTTTGCTGTTGCACCTCTTGTTATATCTCCAGTGACTCCACCAGTTCTCATAAAGGTCTTAGCAAGACCAGGTAAATTATTTGTAGTTAACGTATATCCATT